CCGCGTAACCATCCATACGGGACTTGTAATCGCCGCGCATGAGGCCGTCCACGTTGAACTTGGGGAAGTATTCGTCCTGCTCTTCCTCGATCAGCACATCTTTGATGATGGCCTGTTCGATGCGGATGAGCCAGGGCATGATCGTGTGCATCACGAAGTCGATGCTCTGATGCTCGATATTGTTGAAGGTCGCCCGCTTGAGGTCCTGCACCATGTGGGGAGGCACACGGAAGATGCGGCAGATCTCCTCCACACCGAACTCACGGGTGGAAAGAAACTGGCTGTCTTCCGGAGGAAGGGAGATCGGTTTATACTGCATCCCCTCTTCCAGCACGGCGACCTTGTGGGCGTTAGATGCTCCGCCATAGGCGTTCATCCAGTTGTCCCGGATCTTCTGCGGGTCTTTCAGCACACCGGGATGCTCCAGCACACCAGCCGGTTGTGCGCCGTTCTTAAAGAATGCGCTGCCATACCGCTCCACCGCCAGGGTCGTGCCGAGGCTGTTCTTCATCATGGCGATAGGTGAAAAGCCCACCAGTCCGTTGAAGCCCAGGCCGGGAATATGCAGGATCTCATCCCTTTGGAAGATGATGTCCTTGTCGTGCTCGCCCGGCACCTCGTCCGTATAGGCGTGGTAGGTGTAGACTAGGTCACCGTTTTCGGCTCTATCGATCTCCACGTTCTCAGGGAGCAGCGGATACAGCCCCAGAATGCCGTTCTTGCCGTCACGAACGATCTGGGCATAGGCGTTTCCCCACAGGAGCAGGTGGGTCATCATGGCTTCCCGGAAGGAGAAGCTTGTCATTTCCGGATTACTCTGCCGGTACAGGATCTTATACAGCGGATGGTCGGTCGCACGCTCCTTGCCGTCACCCTTATCGCTGAAGCGATACAGATGCAGCGGCAGGCTCGCTACCGTCTCCGCCAGCAGCCTTACGCAGGCATACACCGTGGAGATCTGCAAGGCAGATTTCTCATCCACCCGTTCTCCGCTGTTCGCCATGCCGAAAATAAAAACACCGCCCGAGTCCCGGACGTTGTCCTCGATCTTTGGCAGCTCCATATCAGGAGCGTCCCTCGGCTTACTGAAGCCGATCCATTCTCTCCAACCCATTTACTTCTCCTTTCGCATCCTTGCCATTTCCCGGTCGCAGGCCACCAGGCACACCCGGTAGATATCGTCCCGATCTTCTTTTTTCAGGACGTCGATTTTGGCAAGCTCTGTGATCCGCTCAATCAGTTCACGCTTTTCTGCCATTGTCAGATCCATTCGTTCCTCCATCCATTTCATGACGAAAACTCTTGATTTTTGAAAGTTTAGGTTATTGATAACGAAAACTTTTAATTTTCACGAATTTTCGTTGTGTGTTCTCGATCAAAACACCCACAGCCCGTGGTCGGGGTCATCGTACACGCTGCCCTGCTGTTCATGGCGGATGGCTCTGTCCAGCCCCATGATCCAGGCAACGATGCCGTCTATCTTCTCCGTGGATTTCTTCTTGCTTGGCTTGATATTCTCCGCAGCATCGATCTCTGCCACAACGTTGCCAGCCATCCACCGAAGGACAGGATTCCCGCCATGAATGAACTTCCCCTCCAGCAGGAGCTTGTACAGTTCCTTCATTCCTGCCGACATATCACGGAAGCCCATGCCGATGGGAACCATGCAGAAGCCGTCGCCCTCCAGGTCGGTGATCAACTGTGTCGCATTCCAGCGGTCTACCCCGATCTCCATGATGTGGAACTGCGTCCCCAACTCGTTAATGGTTCTTCGCACAAAGTTGTAATCGACTACGTTGCCTTCCGTCACATGGAAGAGGCCCTGCTTTTCCCAGACGTCGTAAGGCACATGGTCTCTCCGCACCCTCAGCTGCAGGGTTTCCCTCGGCAGCCAGAAGTGAGGCACGACGGTGTATTTATCTCCCTCGTACAGAGGCGGGAAGACCATAACAAAAGCCGTGATGTCACTGGTACTGGAAAGGTCCAGTCCGCAGTAGCATTCACGGCCCTTGAGGGCATCGATATCGATTGGGATGTCTCCCTGGTCGTAGATGTGTTCCGGTATCCACGCCACCGAGCTGCTCACCCACTGATCAAGCCTCAGCTGACGGAACACATTCTCCTCCGCCGGGTTGGTCAGCGCCTCCCGGTAAGCATCCCGCACACGGTCAAGCTGAATGGTGTATCCCAGGGAGGGATTGGCCTTGAACCAGTTCTCCTCGTCACCCCAGTCGTCCGCGTCATCCAGCCCGTAAAGGACGGGATAAAAGGAAGGGTCGATCCTCGTTCCTTTCAGAATGTCCTTTGCCTTATTGTGGACTTCAAAACAAATACTGTTGCGATCCGTTCCCGCCGTGGTGATCAGGAAGTACAATGGCTGTAGCCTCGCGTCGCCGGAGCCCTTGGTCAGAACATCAAAGAGGTTCCGGTTGGGCTGGGCGTGAAGCTCGTCCAGGCAGAGGGCGGATACGTTCAACCCGTGCTTGGTTCCGACCTCCGCCGAAAGCACCTGATAGAAGCCAGCGTTGGTAAAGTTTACGATACGCTTTGTCGCACCCATGATCTTACTCCGTTTCAGGAGCGCCGGGGTCATCTCAACCATCCGCTTGGCAACATCGAACACGATGGACGCCTGCTGACGGTCCGCCGCAGCGCCGTAGACCTCCGGGGAAGCCTCGCCGTCTGCGTACAGCATATAAAGAGCAATCGCCGCCGCCAATTCGCTTTTTCCCCTTCGTGTTCCATACAGTTCGCTACGCTGTACATCTCCCGGCTTTCCCGGAAGAGCAGACTATATCATCATCCCATGGGATGCTCACCGCTTCGAGGCGCTTGCCCCTACTCCCTCTCGGGATAGTCGTTGAACCTTCTCCTATTCGGAGCTTGGCTGCTGATTGCCCATTGTTGCATCTCCTGCGTTTTCTGCGTTCGCATATGGGCTTATTTCATCCCTGTGCTGTAGCCTCAAGAGCTTTAGGGTTTTCCAGCAATTCAATGAGTTTGCAAAATCACATTACTGCGATTTGGAACCGATATTGATTCTTCTTTGGAATTTCAACATATGCCGTGCGGAACTGCCTCGTGCCGTCCTCTTTCACGATGCCGAAGATGTCCCGGATGATCTGTTCCTGCCAGGGGAGCAGCCAGAAGGGTTTCCCTGCCCAGCGTCCCTTGGTGTGCGGAAGCATCTCGATAAAGCGCACCGCCCGGTCTGCCTTCTCCTCGTTGTAATGCGAGGTGTCCAGCATGAACCGGGTCGGCTTGTAATCCTTCAATACGGGGTAGTCTTTCGGTTTTTCTCTCGCCATCAGCTACCTCCCAGCAAGTCATCCATCTACCCTACATCTCCGCCGCTGTCACTCCCGGCAATGATCCGGCTTCTCGCAGCAGGCGTCAATCCGAACTGCTCCGCAAACTGGTTCATAAGCCGGAGGTACTGCTGGGCGATGGAGATGTAGGGTACCTGCTGCGGATAACCGGAAGGTGTCCGAATGACCAGCCCTCTGTCGGTGATCCGCTCCTCCGCCTGTTTCCATCTGGCATAGGCCTGGCAGTAACCGGCGAAGGCGGCCATATCCACCTCGGTCAGCACTCCCAGCGCCTCCATCTTTTTTGCCAGCCTCCGCCATTCTTTCTTAGCTTCCGGCTCCAGCCATTTCGGACAGGCAGGTGCCTTTTTCACAGGCTTAGGCTCGTTCTCATTCAGCTTTCTCTTGCCCGGATTGCCTTCCAGCTCCTTGATGGCTGTCGGCGTGGGCTTTCTTCCTTTGGTCGCCATATCCGTTCCTCCTCTCTCAAAAATGGCATAAAGAAAGAGCAGAAGGTTTTCCCTCTGCCCTGATCTCCACGCTATCATCATATCAGAAAACGCAATATAAGTCGTTCCGTTTTTTCCTCACTTTACCGCCAGCGCCCAGGCAATCGCATGCCCGTCGTCGAGAAATTCCACCTCGCTGATCTCCCGCAGTCCAAGGGCGCCCTCGCAGCTCATGTCGTCATCCAGGTGCTCATAAACCGCAGCGTAGTAATTGGGCTTTCCGGGGCCGTTCCAGTAGTATCCGGCAACCAGCACCCTGTCCCCAAAGTTCAGGACCTTGCCGTCCATGCCGGAGAAGCGCATCTCCAGGTCCTCGC